TCATCTATTTTTTTTATACTGAAGGCGTCATCTAAATCGCGACAATCATGAGGATCAATGCTATAAACTTTCCAATCTCGTCTATCTTCTAATTCATATTTCTCAATAATATTATTAATATAAAAATCACTTGATTTCTCTCTTAGGGCTTTCATTGTATCTTTTGTAAATTGCTGTATAGAAGCGTACAGACTTTTACAATATAATTGATACTCATAAAAATTACCTAAATTATTAACGGGTCCTATTCTTTGTGTCATTGTACCAAGAGGGTGTTTGTTATTCCAATTTTTAAATTTGAAAATAATATAATTATTATGCATTTTTTTATTAAAAACAATTTTTGGCTTATATGGAATTAGAAATTCAGGTAATCTCCTATCATCAGGTATGCAACGATATAAAAACTTTTTTTTAATTTTCCCATAAGTTTTATCTCCTTCAAGGACCAAAACTCCTTGTATCCCGGGAATGCTCCTAATAACGGAATGCTCAATTGATATATTTTCACTATTTATTGAAAATACATCATGATTAAAAAGTTTATGCTCTATAGGATTTATATCTATTTTTGTTAATTGTAACGTTACGGCGTCATAAACCTCCCATTTTTCATATTTTCGGTCTAACACATGTATTTTGTACCTCATTATATATAATATATTTTTTTGTTTAATTTGTTTTTTTAAAACTTTTCATTTCTATTTCCTTTACAACTGGTGATGTATTATGTTCATTAATCATTAAATAACAGAACCAAGTTATACCAACTAAATAGTAAGCTATAAATGGATGAAGCATTTATCTATATCCTATATATATATAATATGAAAATTCTTACTGATGATGAGTTTTTTGAAGGCATTCTTGGGGGAATAGGTTCTTTAGCAGCCATATATTTTTTTCAAAAACAAGAGAGGAAAAGCGGAAATTTATTAATTGTACTTATAATATCTTGGGCTATTTATTGGTACATTAGAAAAATTGGGATGAATATTTATAAACAACAAAAAAAGTATTCAAAAATTCAGAATACTAATTTTTCTATAGACGATGGAAGGAAACACGGTTATATTGTAATTGCTGCTGTAGTTGCATTTATTTATTTTTTTCTACTTCGTAATAGAATACCTATTAAAAAAATAATTAGATTTTCACGAAGAGATTTCTTTTTAGTCGGTCTCATTATCCTCTTGGGATTCTTCGTTTATCCATGATTTTCCATTTTCTACAGTAGCCTTTATTTTATTGACAATATCCCATTTTGTATTAGATTTCTGTAACAATCTTATAATTATATGGGGTAAAATAGCCAATGTATTCATATAAGTTCTATATTTAAACATAACAACGGAAGACAATTGAATATACTCTATACTGTACCACCAATAAGCAGGAATATAAATTATATCATTCGGGTTCATTTCAATTTCTATAAATTTTAATTTGGCGAAATCTTTTTTATATTTTTTTTGAACGTTCCAAGGATTGATAGGAGAAAGGAATTCAAAATTTTCATAATCCTTCTTTTCATACAGATATTTTGAAAAAACAGGAGAAATCAACTTTATTCTTATTTTTCCTTCTGTCACACATAAATAATTACGATAATTTAAGCTATATCTCAGTGGGGTAAAACTATTTATTGACCCCGAACAAAAATCATATACACAGTTTGAAACCATCGGTGGTCTTAAATAATAATCGTTATTCATCATTATTTTACGTAATCCTGTTTCTTGTAAAAATTCATGATTTTTTTCACTAAAATAATTTTTTTCTTTATCACTTCTGAATAAATCTACAGCTTCCTTTAATAAAACAGGTAAATACAAATCATCATCTTTTTTTCTAATTCCAACATCAAAAACTCCATATTCTTTTTCTATTCTATCAATTTTGAAATTTTCTAAAATAAGAGGTTTATTATATTTAAATAAAACAGGTTGTCGACTCCCACACATTTCTTCTAATTTATCTTTGGAAGGTGTATTTAAAGTGTAAACTTCTAAATCATCTCCTGTCCTTAAATGGTAATAAATATGAAGATATAAAAATAACATTAAACTAAAAACGAAAATAGTTAATAAATGATCCATCCTTATTTGATAAAAAGAAAATGCTTTTTATTTTTATCGCCAATATATATAATTAATGAAATATCAATTACAAAAAATAGATGACTATAAAATATTAACAATTCCAATTGAAGAGAGCCAAATAATATATGTTCAGAGTTATATTATATCTGGAAGAATGAATGAAGATAAACAAAATTCTGGAATTTCCCATCTATTAGAACATGTTTTAACAGAATCATGGAAAAAATGCAAAGATGATTGTGCTAAATATTGGGGTAAAAAAGGAATTGTAACAAATGCTTCGACGGGCGATACAACTGTTAATTATTATGTTGAAGGGCTTGAAAAGAATTATAAAGAAATAATTGAATATATCATTGAAATAACTACAAAACCACATTTTAATAAATCAAGAATAGATAAGGAAAAAAAGGCTGTCAAAGAAGAATTAACAAGAGAAATGAATGACCCTGGATGGGAAATTGCAAATAAATTATCACACATTTTTTATTCACATGAAGGTTTATCTAATGGAAATAATATACCGTTACAAATTGAAAATCTTAAAAAACTTGATATGAAAAAATTGATAAATTATTGTAAAAAAATTTATACACCTAAAAATATTTTATTTATAGTTTCAGGAAATTTTGAAAAAAAAGATGTTTTAAAAACATTTAAAAAATATCTGCCAAAAAACCAAAAAATAGGTACAACAAATTTAAGAACCAATATTACAAACAACATTAATAAGCCAATAATTTATATAAAAAATAAGAATAGTAAAGTTGCCGAAGTTGTTATTTCTTTTATATCTGAAATATTCCCTTGGGAAAAAGAAACAATACTTTTTGGTAGAATAATTGATATTTTGTCTGGTGGAATGCAAGGACTTCTTATGCGAAGATTAAGAACGGAATTACATTTTATTTATAACGTGGGGGTTTATATAGAACCTGAGATTACTGGGACTTTGGCTACGATAGAAACAACTTGCGACCAAGAAAATGTTGCGCTAGTAGTAAAAAATATAAGGAATGTATTAAAAGATTTTTTAGATGGAAATTGGAATGACGAACATATGACCCGTATCAAAGATAGATTTTTAATAAATGATGAAAAGGTATGTAAAAATACTACATTTTATGGAAATTATTATGGTGACCAATTTGCTACTCAAATTTATAAAAAAAAACCAAAAATTATTTTATTAAAAGAACAAGTGAAATATATTAAAAATTCAACCAAAAAGGATATTATAAATGCTTCAAAAAAAATATTTAATTTGAATAAGATGGTTACGATATATCAATGTAAAACAAAACAAAAGCTTTAATAATCATCAAATTTAGGTGCTAACCAAAATTTGATATAGTTTTCTTCTCCCAAAGGATAATGTACTTTCATTGGTATTTTATTACTGGCATGAATAGAAACAGAATCTGAAATATCTGAAAATACCATAATCCATAGGAAATATTTTATGGCATATTCTATTTTAAATTTTTTCCCTTCCTCAATAGCATATTCTTCTAAATCTTCAAAATTAATATTAACAAGCATTGAACCGTTATCGCCGGTTGACGATAATTCCATATTATCTTCTGTAAATTCCATAAAAATAGAATCTCCAAAAATGCTCATTTCCTTTATTATTTCTTCAATTTTCTTTGAATAACACACAAAATCAACAGAATATTCAACATCTGGTATTATCATTAATTCTTCATCTATATCCATTATGGGAATTTGAAAAGTTTTTGTTAAAACTGTTTTTGATTCAAGTTCCACATATAATCGGTCTCCCTCTTCATCATTCATCTCTAAAACTATATCCTGTTCTTTATTTCTTATTCCAAGAATTTTAGATAAAATACCAATATTTATCCCTAAAACAATTGATTCGTTAACATCATACTCACCAAACCATTCTTTAGATAGTTGCAATTCAAATAATGCACAATGTGATTGATCCATTCCTTGAAAATATAACCTATTCTCTTCAAATCTAAGATTCAAAAGTTCTGTAAATGAATTTAAATGTTTAAATATCTGTGTAAACGTTTTTTTATCATTTTCATCTTTTATTGTCAATTTCATTTTAATTAATTATATTAAATTAATTAAAATCAATTTATTCTCATGTATCATCAATATTCAATACTACCTGATTATTCGCATTTACTGTCGTTTGTAAGGTTTGAAATTCTTTTCTTAAATCATCTAAATGTTTTAATGTTTCTGCGTGAACTTCTTTTTTTACATTATCCTTTTCTATTGCTGAAAGTCTATTAAGCAAATTTTCAATCTTATTTTTATTTGAAAGACTTAAATCCTTTGATTCTTGTCCATTTTTTTGCGACATTAAACGTTGTTCTAACTCATCTAAACGCTTAGCCATCACCTCTACCGAACGACAAGCAAAAACTACCGCATCTTGAATGGAAACTGGGTTATTATTCATTATGTACAACCATAAAGTTATTTTTTTAAATAATCACACGCATATTTTTATTTCTTATTATAAAACATATGAGCGAACAATTAACAGACCAAAATATTCAAAGTGGTGGTGGTAAATTAGGATTTTTTAATCATATGTTTAATTTGAAAAAGGGAGAAAAGGCTGAAATATACAATGTTTTACAATATTCAGTTTTAGCATTATTACCGTTAATTCTTCTTATTAGAATAAATCAAAATTTATGGCCTAAAGCAAAACCAGACAAAGGTTCTATTGAACTTTTAGCAGAAATGATGGGTGAGATTATGTTGACCTCTCTTATTGTCTTCGTTGTTTTTAGAGTTATTGATTATATGCCGACTTTCAGTGGTGAGCCATTGAAATGTATTAATCTTCTTACAATTATCACAGTTGTAATAATAGGATTGCCTTGGTATGATAAAGACAGTAATATTGCCAATAAGGCAAAGGAATTACATAAAAGAATTAATTCTAATTTGCCCGGATTTCTAAGCGCGAATTTAGATGATCAAAGTGATAAAAAATCTATAAAAACAGATAAAAAAGGTTCGGCTCATCAACCTAGTCGTGCCGACCAACCAATTCTGCCGCCACCAAGAACGGGAAGTCGCCAAGACCCTTCGCCATTAGGAAATTATAATATGAACCCGCCTATTGTAGCTCCCGCAAAAGAATCATTTGAAAATACTAATGAAGCTGTGGATAATCTTATTCCTGCTCAACCTCAACTTATGGCGGCGAATGAAGTTTTAGGAGGAGCATTTAGTAGCTGGTAAAATCCCCGCTATTTTTATATTTTCCATAACTTTATTCTTATCCATATCTTTTTCTGGGTCAAAACCAGTCGCCAGCTGTCTTGCAATTACATCTCCTAATTCTTCTGTTTCACGATTTCTCATTAATTTTTCTGCTTGAGCACGAGCTTCTCTCAATAAAACTTCAGGTGCCACCTGACGTCTTATCTTTTTACGCGTTTTTGACCAATTATCACGCATACCATAAACAGCTGTAGTCGCAGCAACCCAAAAAGCTTCTGCACTACCCCGATTCGCCATTACGCCTACCTGATTACTACTTGTCCATTCTCTTACAAAATCGCAAAATTTATGTTGTGTTCTACTTAATTGCCAATTCAATGCTGATTTTGCTGGGTCGGTAGCTTCTGGCTCCCAATTATCTTTATCTTATATATAAAATATAGAACTTCTTTCATCTGACCAATGAATTAGTCTATCTGTAGGATCCAAATCATACAGATTTTTTATTAATAAACGACTTATTGCTTCATCGCCACCATTATCAATTGCATATTTTACATCATCCATACTAACTGTTAATTCGTTAACAAAATCTTCCAAATTCATTGCATCTTTACATTTTTCTTTTAGAAAAACATTAACATTTATTGTTTTATTTCCACAATTTGTATTTTTTATTGTATTTCCAGCCTTTTCAACAGCTGTTTTTAATGTAGTCGTAACAGACTTATTATTCTCAACTGCTGTTTTTAAAGTAGTTGTAACAGACTTATTATTATCCATTAACGTTTGTTCCAAATTATCGCGAACTGCCTCAGCTTTATTCAATTGTTTTTTTAATATATCTTCTGTTTCCTCTTTCAGTTTTAATTTTTCTTCCAATTGCCGTATTTTTTCAACCATTTCCAAATTCTCAAGTTTTCGTTTCATACCTTCAAATTTCTTCCATTGCTTATGTTTTTCTTGTGCTTCTTTTAGTTCTTTATAGTGTTCTGTTATTCTAGCCATTTCAATATGTTTTTTTGACTTATTATGGGCATAAAAATTTTGCCTGCATTTACTTGAATAATTACAAATTTCACAACTCCATCTTTTTTTCCTACCATCTCTTAGATGTTTATTGGTTTTAATATGTAAACTCCACGAATTTTTTTTTATAGTATGATAATCACATCTTTTACAATGATATTCTTTTGCCATATAATCCATATATATATATAATTCTTTATATTAATTTGCTAAATTATACCCCTTTTTGTAACACCGTGATTTTTTTTGGGAAATAAAAACAATACCTTTTTAGTATAGACCATGAATTTATTAGTAGAATGAATTCTTATTAAATATGGTCATATAATTTTCTTATGTTTTTCTAATTTTGTTACTGAGATTTTCAAGGAATGTTTTTTTCATATTACAAGGAAAACGAAAAAAAAAAACTGTTACAAAAAAGTGCAATTAGAATAATCAGAAAAGGAAAGAAAATGTAACAAAAAAGAATAATGTCTGATTTCCACTTTTTTATTCCCATAAAACACCCCTACAATTATGGGATAAACTTTTAGTGTTACATTTTCTTTCCCTCCCTACATTTACTCGTTTTTTTATAATCTTTTTAAATGTTGATTAAAAACTTTTTTAAATCAGAAAACACAAAAAACACCACTTTTCAAAATTTTCATAAAAACATACCAAAACAGCTCTCACGCCCTTGTTTTTTTAAAATAGGCTTATGGTCTTGCAGTGGCAACTTCGTTTTTTTTCTAATTGAAAGGGCTACTCTAACTTTTTTCTGACAATTTTTTTGTCAGAAAAAGAAAATCTTAACTTCAAATTTCGTTTAAAAAAAGGCAACTGTGACTGCAACTGCATAAGATTATTTACTATATTTTATATTTAAAACCATAAATGTATTAAAATAAACAAATCCTTTATTTTGGAAACATTCTGAAAAGCATGAATTTTCTTGAAAATAAATAAATTAATTATAGAAAAAAACAGATGTTACAAAATGTAACACTGTTTTTATTACATTTTTTCAAAATGAAGGTATTTTTTCTCACCCCAATGTTGTAAGGGTTTTAATTTATATACCTTCACTACATGAATTTATTAATTTCATTATAAACAAAATTAATAAGTGTTCAATCTTTTAGAAAACAACGGCGAGGTTTGAGATTTCCGCCAAGCATGCCGAGTGGCGCCAAGCGCGCCGCTAAAAATATAATTTATTTGGATAATTCGCGCCATTTTTTAAGTTGAACATAATCTCCACCTGTTGTTTTTAACGTTTTTGGCTTTCTTCTAACAGTAACGCCATTAGGATAGCTTCCTTCAGATAATATACCCTTTGTTGCATTAAGTCCGACGGTATGCATTCTCAATAATTGATTTCTGTTTATAGCTCTACTTGAAGAAAATACTGCATTTCTTCCCATTTTTTGAAATTTTACATTTTTAAATGTCTGCGGAATAAAAACCATATAATATACAGTAAGAAATTATGAAAATGGTGAAAATACCCACAGTCCCCCTAAAAGTCTTTATTTTTATGATTTATAAAAATAAAAACAAACGATTAATGGTTTATGGGGGGTATGTAAGAAAAATTAAAGGAGTGATTGTTGCTGAATTTCCTGAAAAAGATTGTGCTGTAATACGGAATTGATATGTTTCCCCCCCAACAAATCCACACACTGCCTTTGTTAAAACTTGTTGTAATGGTGATGGGACAGCATATGGATCAGGCGTAGCACCGGCAGCTGCTTGTTTTTGATTCCAACTTTCCCAAATCACCGAGAGACTATTTCTAAATTCTATTTCATAATTAAAAATAGCTGTGGAACCAGCATCCTGTGCCGGATCACTTATCCATTTAACAGTTATATCAGGATTGGGGGGTGTGGGAAAGGCCGAGAAGAGAATGAAAATGTTTGAAGGATTGGGTGGCGCTTTAATAATAACATTATAACCAAACCGAGCATTCATATCTGTAAGCGGTACACCATCATGTGGATCAGTGCTATTATTGCTGTTAGCCGGGGCTGTCGATGTTGGGAGCTGTGTTTGCTGTTGGTTCTGGGCGTTTGCTTGAGTTTCTGTTTGTGAAGCATTTGCCCACTGCGCACTTCCGCCCTCAGGTGAATCGTATGGAATTCCTGGAACACCAATACAATTATGTTGTGATAAATCATAAATATTTAAACAATATAAATTATCGCTGTCGCCTAATTGATATGTACCGCTGCCAGCCAGCCAAGTAATATCATTTAATAATCCAATTTGAATTGAACTACTATCCATCAAATCTGAAATATCACTACTTGTCCTGAATTTCATATAATTGTTTGGATAGCCGTTTATACTTCTTTCAATCATGTATTCATGACCCGTTTTAAAATAATAACTAGGCCACTGATATGGTGCTTGTATGCCATTGGGTTGGATACTAGATAAAACCAATGTATCAACTGAACTATTTATAAAACTTTGGGTCACATATGGGAAGTTTTGAGAATCAAAAATTAAAAATCCACCACCCGTTTTAACATAATTATTAAAATTTGACAGCCACCCCACCAAATAAGCAACACAAGTATCCCCCCTAAATTCCTTCT